CTGCCTCCCCCACCAGCCCCTTGCTATGTGGTTGGTTCGTTTGAATATTCTGCTCTTGCTCCCGCACTTTTACAAGCGGTGCGGGAATAGATTTCAGCTTTTCCGCCGCTTTCTTCGCCAGCCGAGCCCGGCTTGCGGTCTTGGTGTAGTGGGCTGCCATGCGTCCTCCGGTCCAGCCGAAGAGGGCGTCCAGCTCCGACTCTGTGGCGCCGTTCTCCGCCGCGATCGTGGCTGCAATCTTCCGCACGCCATGGGCGCTCTTCTTCACGCCAGCCGCGCTGGCGGCCTCTGAGAAGGCATTGCCGAAGGCTTCTTTGACGAAGCGCTTGCCCCTCTCTCCGATGATCCAGGTCTCCTTGCCGATCGGGCCTACGTCCAGCGTGGCTTGCAGGACATCGAGGATCGGGAGCGTCACCAGGACGCGCCGGCCGCTCTTTTCCGTCCAGATCTCAATCAGCCCGTCCTTGACGTGCTTGGGGCCAACGTCGGCGGCGTCACCGCGGCGAAGGCCGGTATATAGCAGCACATCGAGCCACACCCGCTGCGGCGTGCCCAGCGGCCAACGCTTGTAGTAGGCGTCCACATCGTCATGCGTCCACGGCGCGAAGCCGGCGTTGCGGCGGCGCTTGGGTGGCTTCACGTCGGCGGTCGGATCGCCGCGCACATGCCCGCGCGCCTTGGCCCACTGAAACAGGCCGCGCATGGTGTCGAGGAAATTGCGAGCTGCGGACGGCGTGTCGGATCTTCGATCGAGCCCGTCTTGAATGTCCTCGCTGCCGATGGCGCCGAACGGCTCTTCGCCGGCCGCCTTGAGAACGTGCAGCATGATGTTCTCGCGCTGGCGACGCGTGGCCGGCGAGAAGGCTTTCCATCCATCCGTCTTGCGGTAGGCGTCCCAAAGCCAGCGCAGCGTGCCGGCGGTTGCCTGGCCTCGCTTCGGCAGCTTGCCTTGGATGGCGAGTTCGTACTGAGCATTGAACTCGTCGGAGCCGAACTCGCCCCGGAGTCGGAAGCGCGGACCTTGGCCTTTGCGCACGTACCAGACATGCACGCCATGGCGATTCCGCTCGCGATGCAGATGGGGCTTCCGGGGTCTCGGCATGGCGGCGATCAAAGAACGATCCTCCGCCGCTCCGCAATATCCTTTTTGTCCTGTTCCCGCTGTTTCTGCGGGGCGGGGTCGATCAGAATGTCGCCATCCTTGGTGATCCGCACCTGGCCCGCGTTGCATTGCTGCGCGGCCCGGATAGCGCGGGCAACATCAGCTTGAGTAACGCGGGCAGGCGTCCGGCTCATTCTGATCCTCTCATCTCGTGAAGATGCTTCGATCTGTCGGGCTGAAATCGGTATATGCGCCATGCCATTGACAACAGGATGGACGCAATCGACAGTCCAATAGCAAGACCAAGGTAATTGAGGACCATCATGATCCAGTTGTTCCTGAGAGAGTGGAGAGAGCATAGGGGCCTGACCCAGCAGCAGCTTGCGGAGCGCTCTGGGATTGCTCTCCCGAACCTGTCGAAGATCGAACTGGGGCAGATGCGATGGCACTCGGAGATGCTGGAGCAATTGGCGCTGGCCTTTGATCTTGATGACCCAAGGAGGCTTCTGTTCCCGCCGGCATAGCGCCGCCCGTAACAAGCCTATCGGCATTGATCATGGCGTTGCGGCTGTTGCCCTCAATCTCAGCGATCTGTTGTTGTGCTTCGTCGCTCAGCTTCCAATCCAGGCCGACCGGCCTCTGGTATGTGTTGTATGCGGCCCTAATGCCATTGAAGATCGCGTGAGGCTTGATGCCGGCTTGCAGGCTTCCGTTTACCAGCAACTCTTGGATATCAACTGGAATGCCGTGCTCAGCGAGCGCAGTGATGCAGGCTGTCACGGCGGCTAATTCGGTGTCGTAATCCGGAATTTTGGTCACTTCTGCCGCTCCAAGGCTTGAACGATGGCGCAGGCGAGGGAGGTGATCGATGTCTCCCAAGTCGGGCCAATGAATAGCCATTCGTCGTTGTCGTGGATGACTGCGTGGCCTGAGTTTTCCAGCCACTCGACGATTGTCCGCTCGATGACGGTGAAGCCGGTTGCTAGGTCGGTCATTTGCTGCTCGGGTAAGATAAAGCGGGAGCCGGTCCTAAATCAGATCCCGGCTTGTACATGAACGCCTCCACGACAGCCTTCGCCAAGGCCATACATCCCGGCTCATCGCAATTGGGATTAGGCCAAGCCCATTCACTCGGCTCCCCGTTTAAGACCTTCCAGCAGGCGGGCTCGCCACGATAGGCGCACTGCTCTTGGCAAATGGTCCTTGCAATCTTGTCGATGACGTCTGTCATTTGGGCTGCACCACATGGGAAAGATGCTGCGGCGCGAACTGCTCCTTGACCTGCTGCTGTTTCACGTATTCCAGCGCAAGCTCATAGAGCAAGTCACTGGCGGAATAGGCGGTGTGTTCGAGGATGTCCTTCATCGGCGTGTCGTCGTAGCGCCGGATGATTTCTTGGCAGACCTCGTAAATGTCGGCTGGATTCTTCATGACTTGCTCGCTGGCTGTAGCTTCTGTGGGAGGTGCGGCGGGCTAATCTCTGTTCCGTCAGGTCCTGCATACTGACACGTGCTGCAACGAATGCATGTGCGCCAAATGCCGTGTATCAGGGGCTTCGGCCCCCTATGCCAGGAATGTATCCCGAACGCGCAGAGCAGAAGCATAGGGCGAAGGTTCAACATGAACCTATCCTTCAACTTCATCGACTTCCGCCAGGACTTCATACAATTCAGGCATGATCGGCAAATCAACCCTATGTAGGTAAAGCGCGCATCCTGGGGTGTGGCATTCTTCGCCATCACCATCGAGGCAAGCTTGGCAAACCAACATCTTCACGGATTTCAGCTTCATTGAGAAATCTCCTGTTTCAAGCGTGGTGACTTCGCACGATGAAGCCCAGATCATCACCACATTCGCCGTCCCACAAAGCGCAAAGCGTAGGTCGTGCCGGCGGGTCTTTGTCTCGTTATACTATCCTCGCGATTTCAGTATAACGGTCAGGCCCAGATCGCGCAGAACGCGATCAGGAGAGTAGTCCACGGGTTCTCCGCAACCACCGCGACGATTACGATTGCGCAGATCACAGCGCCGATTGTGTCTTGCAGGGTCCAGGTCATTCGGGCTGACTCACATGCGGAGTGTGCGGGCGCATGGGCTCGATGATGTATCGCCAGCCGCCGCAATATTCTCTGTCGTCCGGTTCCAGATCGTTGCAGACTGCCAAGGCAGCCGCGTGGGACGCACACACGGCGACGACAACGCTTTCCTGGGTATCGATGACCTCGAAGAAAGCCGGGCGATTGGTGTCAACCATCAGAATGGCTCCCGTGCATAGTCGCTGCTGGTCGGATCATCGTCAGACGGACTCACAGTCGATGTGTGTGCGGGTCTGTCAGGCGGGCACTGGCACGAACCGTCGCAGTCGTTGTTGCCGCGGCAGGTGCAAGTGACGGTGAACCGGTCCGGATGCTCCCGGCCACATGCTTCGCAGCTTGGAGCGGTTACAACCATCTCCGCGTCGCAGTACGGACACGGTTCAGTTAATGGAGTGAGCGCGGCCATGATGTCAGGCGGCGTCCACCCCTCTGGCTTTAGAACTTTACCGTCGTCGCGCCTCCGGACCTTCCCCGTGACAGGGTCAACCTTCGCCATGTTGCTGCGGTGGACCTCGTTCCATACCCGCTCAAGCGGAACGCCGAACTCCAGAGCCATCCCGGCGGTAACGTAGATGATGTCCGCGAGCGCGTCGGCGACTTCAACCAGGTCGCGGTCTCTCACTGCGTCGTGCAGTTCTCGGTGCTCCTCGTCAAGGATGTCGAGGCGCAGGTTGATGCGGTCTTCAGACGGGAATTGAGGGACCTTCGGGACCGGAGCACCGCAAGCAACGTGGAAAGCCCGAAGGTCCCGCATTATAGACGCGCAGCCGCTCGCCTGTGCTTCAAGCCAAGCGGTTTGCTCTCGAACCTTGGCTAGCGCGGCAATAGCTTCGGTGCCGTCGATCGTGCCTTCCTGGGCAGCTTCCGCGCCGTCCACCTCGCCAATGAAGATTTCGAGATCCATCAGCGGTTGGTTGATGTCGTTAGCTGCGCTTTCGGATGCTGCCGGAGAACGACTGGCTGGCTGGCCCAAGGCTTCAAGCGCCCAGCCGATCCGGAGTTTAGCGGCGTTGTAAGCTGAAATCTCAATGTCAGCCAAAGCCGCGTGCAGTTGTTCGACCGGGTCGCGGCTGGCCGAACTGCATTGGACGGGCTCCGATGTTGCCGGGGCGCGGAGGGCCAGGATGCGCTCAGCAGCCTTCTCGGCGCGCTCCTCATTCATCTTCCGCGCATGCGATGCGCCATATGTCTCGCCATCCGCCTTGCCCAGAATGGCTGAAAGCACGATGGCCGAGATTTGGTCTTTCGCCCCTTGGGCAGGAGCTTGTGCCTGGCGCACGTATCCGAGCGCCTTGTTGACGGCGCTTCGAACCTCAAGCGAGGTGCTGGCCTTATCGAGCGCCCACACGAGTGACGTTTCAGCGTTCTTCAGATCATCAGTCATCAGCAGTTTCCCCCTGTGAGTCAGGCTGCGGCATGATCACCTCGACGTTCGATGGGACCTGTTTCGACATCGCGAAGCCTTCTTTGCCCTCGATCGAGAAGATGCCGAAATAGGGGTCGATCCACTCGCAGTTGATCAGGCCGCCTGGGCCGATCAGAATGAACTTCTTGTCCCACTTCGGGTCTCGCGCCATCATGTCCTGCGCAGCGCGCTCTGCTCTATAAATGTCCATCAGTTACCCCCTCCGTCAGCGTCCATGTGAGACAGGCTGCGGCGCCACTCGTCCGCCGCTTGCTTGCCGGGCTCAACCGGCCGGCATTCGCAAAGCCAGATGCAGTGCGTCGACCATCGGCCGTGGTGCGTATCCTCAAGGCTCGGCAGGGCCATCCAGCCGAGCTGGAGATAGTCAGGCACGCGATGGTGAAGCACGAAGCGGTGAAAGGTGGTCATAGCTCAAATGCCTCCTGCTTGGGCTTGGAGGGCTGGGCGATGAACATGTCGGGCTGCTTAAGGGCATCTGAGATGCGCTTACATGCCAGTTCGAAATATTTCGGTTCTCTTTCGATGCCTGCAAACATCCGCCCCAATCTGACGGCAGCCACACCCGTGGTGCCGCTGCCCATAAATGGATCAAGGATCAGTTTCGCGTCCGGGACGAAGCCAAGGCACCACTTCATCAGTTCAAGCGGCTTTTGAGTCGGGTGTCCGACCCGCTCTGCATTCGTGGCCGCTATGCTCCAGGCATACTGCTTTGATGTCCGGTCGAGGCTGGTCCACGCTAGTTCGAAATGGGACAGCGATGGCGGGGCATCTGGCTTAAACCATGACAGCCAACCTCTCGTTGGAGGCAGATCGTAGTAGTTGCCTCCCCAAATGATCTTCGGCGCGTCGATCGCGAGGACGGGGGCCAAGTCGACAGGGGAGTCGTCCCAATCCCTCTTTTCATGGTTTGACCGCGTCTTCCCCTTGCCAACAATTGGCTGCGCTGCATATCCGATTCCATACGGCGGGTCGGTCACGACCGCGTCCACCTTGCCTAGCGTCGGCAGGATCTCCCGGCAATCGCCCAGATACAGTGTCACGCCTTCGGCTATGGTCTCAATGCGGGTCAATCGGTACGTCCTCGTATATCTGCTGTGTGTGCGTGGCTATTCGCAGCAGCTCGGGTCGCGCGGGCAGTATCCCTTGCCCGCGCAGATCTTCGGATCGTGGCACATCTCGCCGTAGACGCCTTTGATCTCTCCAGAACGGTCCCGGAGGCATGTGCTGCACTTGATCGCCGGCAAGACATTGTTGTGCCAGTTGGCATCGTCGTATCCGACGAACTTCTGGCTGTGCTCGCAATGCTCACACACGAGAGTGCCGTAAAGATCATTGCGGAGCTGGTCGGTTAGCGTCTGAATTTTCATCGAATTCCCCTGCTAAGTTATTGACAGAACGTCTCATTCTCCTGATGTGCTTCAGGCCGATCTCTTCCGCTTCCACTCAGCGACGAGTTCGCGGACCTCACGCTTTGCAGCCGAGTGAGAGGCGAACTTCCCGAACTGCCTGTCCATTCTGATCACGCCGTTGTCTTCAAGAACGATGAGCCAAGGATGCTTAGGGTCGTAGTGGCGCCCGTCCTCAAGGCTCGTTTTGATCGTTACGTACCGGATCATGTGCTCCTCGCTCCGTCAGACCCGAAACCACTTCGCGATCACCCAGCACGGCAGAACAGCCAGCACGAGCCAGCGCGCGTCTCCCGTCATCGCTGCGCCGATGATGGCGACGATGAGCAGAGCGAGAAGGAAGATGGGCCAGAGGTCGATCAGTTTCATCGTTCGCGCTCCGCGTGGACAATTGTTCCGTCAAACTTGCGCCAGGCCCGGATCGTGCGCGGCTTCTTGATGCCGAGATGACGCTTGCGAACGCGATCGTTCTTCGCCTTCTGCTTCACGTCTTCGGCGGTCTTGACCTTGTGCGGGTCGACCAAGGCGGGAGCCAGATTGCTCTCACGGTTCTCGCCGCCGTTAATGAGCGCCAGCGGGTGCTCGAGCTGCCACTTGTCGCCGGCTCCAATCTTGCGGCCAGACAAGTAGCAAATGCCGCCATGGCGCTCGAACACCCGCAAGCGGACGCGCGGAGGGGCTGGCGTGTCCGGCGTCTTTCCGATCCACTCATCTACTTTGCGGCTCACAGTCTGGCCTCCGTCCGCTTGGTGGCCTCGTGCGACTGCCACTCCGAGAACTTCATCCGGAGGTATTCCATCTGGACCTTCAGGCGGTTCGCCGCGCGCCTGGCGTTGACGATGGACTCGACGTGGCGCTTCCATTCGGGAGAGGCCTTGACCAGCGCCTCAGCCTTGTTGACAGCCATCTCCCCAAGGCCAAGCATGCGCTCAGCCATCACGGCGGACTTAGTGTCCTCAAGGATTGTTGCGGCAGCATCTGCATCGACCCACTGTTTGGCGACGATACGGAATTGCTCAGACCATGGTAGGTTGTCGGACATGCTTCCCCCGAAGCGGACCTAGAACGGAATGGAGTCGTTCATGTCTTGCGCTGCCGGCTCATTGGCAGCCGCCTTATCGTCCTTCGGCTTGGCCGGGAACAGCGTCAGCCAAGCTTGGCCTTCACTGTTTCCGATCGGCAGCGCATCCAACACAACGCTGATGCGCTCGCCCTTGACGAAGGCGGCGCCGATCTTGGTGGATCGGAATTTGCCGTCCTTATCCTTGCGGCTGGTTACAACGTCGTAACGGTCGGTCATGCTGCGCGCTTTCCTTGCAGTGCGTCACGTCGATTGATGACGGCTTGTTTGAGGGCATCGACTTGGGATTGGTCGAGCTGGTGCTTGCGGCGGAGCTCCGCCTGCTCTTCTGACTTCCACCAGGCGGCAAGGCTCTCAGCGTCGGTGAACTGGGCGATGGCCTCGCGGCACTCGACCATGTATTCAACGCGCGCAGTGAAGTCCTCCGGCATGGCCGACTGCTTCTGCGGCGCCGGCTTCACGGGCTTGCTCTCGTCAACGACGTTTGCTTGCTGCTTGTCATACAGCGCCAGGCCGAACGGGTTGCCGAAGGTCATCAGGGCGCGTTTCATGGCGTCCGTTTCCGCTTCCTTCAGAGCGGACTCGTGAGCCTGACCTAGATCGCGGTCGATGCCGTGGCCGGCGCCGCAGCCTTCTCGCATGATGTCGCCGACCCTCACGCGAACCTTGACGATGTAGGTGACGCTGTATCCAGTGTCTCCGCGGCTGCCGATCTGGCGCTCGCCCTCGGCAACGCACTTGATATCGACCGTCTCGCGGGCCCACCCGTCGAAGCCAAAGATCCGGTTGGCTTCATCGATAGCCTTCCAGCCCTCGATATAGCTAACGTCCCGGCCGCCCTGCTTGCGGGTCTTGACGAACGAGGAGGAGAGGGGCGCCTTGAGCGCGGCCTTTTGGATATCGTCAAACATCACAGTTTCCTCTCATAGGTGGCGCGGACGCCGGCCGGTAGTTCGCCATGCAGCTTTCGGTAATCACGGGCGGCGCTCAGAATGGCATCGCGCACCTTGTCGTTGGGACCGATGGCCTTGAGCGCCAGGCTGTAGCTGTCGAGATGCAAGGTCTCGACCTCACGGAGGGAAGCGGTCTTGCCGAATCCGCCGCCGATCTTGACCTTGGTGTCGCGCTCGGCTCTGGCAGCGAACCGAGATTGGCGCTCGAACTCCTCAAAGGCGGCATCAGCCTCTTTCGTGACTTCCGCCACGTCCACGACCTCGCCAGCTCTAGCGTTCGCCAGAGCCTCCATTTCCTTCGCCTCGGCCTCTCGAGCAATCCGTTCCGCCTCTTCCTGGGCACGCCTCGCGGCCTCGGCCTCAGCCTGCCGGCGCTGCTCTTCGCGGATCATGAAGGCGGCAACACGGGCCTTGAGCTCGATCACGATCTTGTCGAACAGGCCCGGCTTCTTGGCGTCCGTGTTGTGCAGCGCCTTGTATTTTACGTTGATCGCCGATACCTGCTCATTGAGAGGACGGACCTTGCTGTCGCGTTCGGCCTCGACCTCATCGAGGGAAAGCTTGGCGCGATCGAGCAGCGGCTTGGCCGCTCGGGCGTCGTCCTCGCTCTCGATTGTCGGGTGATCGGCCAGCCAGGCGTTGATCTCATCGACCACAGTCTGGGCGTATTCGATCGGGCTCGGCGGGTTGTTGGAGCCGATTGTCTGGAGCGCTACATTAGCCATGGGTCTTGCCTCCGACGCGATCCAGAATGCGGGAGAGGGCGTCTCTGACGGTCTCGATTTCCTCAAGGCACCTCGGCCGCGCAATGACCTCGCGCCCTTCAGGCTCCTTGCTGAAGTCCATCAGCGTTTTGGTTGCCGAGTAGAGACCGACAAGACGCTGCTCGACGGCGACTTCAATGGTGTCAGCGGGATCACGCATCACTTACGCTCCGTGGGTTTCAGCAGTTGATCGATCCGGACTTTCCGATCGGCCGGCGAAAGCTTGATCAGCTCGGACCAGTGCTTGCGCAGGGTGTCGGCAATGACGCTCTGGCGGCGATCTTCGGGCTCGAAGGCCAGGACGACGGCGAGGGGCTTCATCATCAGATCACCCAATACGCGATTGAGAAGGCGCCAAGCCCTGCAATGAGGCAGGCGCAGAAAAGATCGATGCGGTTCTCGGGAATGAAGTTGGCTGGAGAAGCAGGGATCGAACCTGCGACATCCTCGTTAACAGCGAGGCGCTCTACCGCTGAGCTATTCTCCAATTGATCCATGAGGTCTGCGATGGCTTCCTGCTCAGTCGCGCCGTGACCGACCGGATGCGTCGAGAAAAACCCGTCCTGATCACAATCGCAGTCGTAGTCATCGGTCACTGCGGACCAATCCTTGTCGCGAACCGGGATCGGCGGATAGTCAAAGCTGGTGTGGATCTTCACGCCGTTGATGATGTGAGTGGTCATGCGGCGCTCCCAACACGGAAGGCATTGGCAAAGGCCTCGCCCTTGAAGGCGGCCACGAATTCCTTTTGCTTCGGCGTCAGGAGCTTTTCGTCCTCAGCCCAGCGCTGGATCACGATGGACACGATCTCGTCGGTGGCTTTGCGCCAGTCGCCTTCGTCGGCCTTGAGGTCCGTCAGCGCGAGGATGGCGCGGAGGTCTTCGTAAGCATCCTCGTCAACCACCTTGATGATCTCGGCGCGGGTCATGACATCGCCGTCAACCCAAGAGGAATGCTTGCCGCGGATGAGCAGGAAGTGCTCGACCGGGCGGGCGCCGATCGTGCCGGCCGGGATGGTGCCGATCTCTTTGAGATTTTCTGGCGGTAAGTGCTGGTTCATAATCAATGCCCCTGCGTTGATGGAAGCAATGTATCGCATGTTGCGATAGGCGTCAACAACTAATTTGCAAAATGCGATAGTCGCCAGAAAAAAATGTGATGCGCCCCGGGATTCAAGCGGTCTTTACATGCGATCTTTGGATGTGGCAGCTTTATGTTCAAGGCGACATTGTCGCCAAGTAATGTGCGCGTTTCGTTCTATAATTTGGGCTGATACGACGGGGGTCGGAATGCCGGGAATGCCGACACTGTGGCACAAACGCCACGCCATGTCTCTTGCGAGCCAGCTGCCGGAAAACCCGGATGACGCAAGGTTGATTCTTGCCGCCATGCAGGAGCTTGTTGACGTGTTTCTGGCGGGCAGCTCGGAGCCGGCGCCCGCAAGAGCGGATAATGTTCTACCCTTCGCGGCGAACTAGCTCGCCCGTAGCCTCTTTTGCTTCTTCCTCTTCGATGCGGATGCGTAGGTCGTAGGACAGGCCGCGCCTGTCGCCCTCCCATAGCCACAGCGGATCGAAGCCTGGAACCTTGGCTCGGAGCTGGAGCGCCTTGTCCATGGGGACCCGCCTGGCGCCGGTCTCGAATTGGCTCATGCTTGATTGGGGCCAATTCAGAAGCTTCGCAAACGCAAGGCCAGATGGAATCCGCTCTGCCTGCCGCAGCAATCTAAGCCGCCGCCCCTGTTCCTCAAACGGATACTTGGGTTCCCCTGACATAGGAACAATTTTACCCACAATGCGCGATAACTCAAATTTTGAAATGCGCTATTGACGACTATTGCAAAGTGCGATAGTTCTTTTGCTCATGAAAGAGCACCTCGAAACGATCGATCAGGTCATCGAAAAGCTGGGCGGGTCTCGGGCCGTGGCTGAGATCACCGGACGGGGGACCAGCATATCCATGGTCCCGTCGTGGCGGTACCGGAAGCGGTTCCCCGCGCAGTCGTACAAGAGGATGCAAGACGCTCTCGAAGAGCGCGGTTTCTCAGCTCCTGACAGCTTATGGGGAATGTGATGCCCTGCATATACGCGCGGCGCTCCAGTGAGGCGTACCGAGTGGACGCTCGCGGCATCGTCAGAATCGATGGCCCCGTGCTCTGCTCCTGGGCGGAAGACGCCGCGCCAAATCAGCTCGTGAACGCTCCGAGATGGATGACGCGCAATGCCTTTTCGGGGCACCTGCTCAACTACCCAGACGATTGCATGGGATGCCCGTGCTTCGCTCAAGCAACGGAGGTTGATGGCTAAAATGCTTACGCTGGGAATCATCTGGGTCGCGGCGATCGAGGCTTCGCTCGAGCTCATGCTCGAGCCGCTTTGGGACGCCATCTCCGCTCATGAATACGAGCGCGCAGTCTCTTTGCTAGGGGCATGACGATGAGCGCAATCAGCATCAAATCGAGCAGCCGGGTGGATGCGACGGGGATCAGCCACCCACCCGGCCCTCACGGCGTTACGCAATACCACGCCGAGACCTCAAGTTTCATGCCGGCTGTCTCCTCCCTGCGCCGGCCACCTGCTCGGAGCTTCGGCTCCGGGCCCTTTCTTCACGGTATGGCGGATGTCCGAGAGTTCGCCACTGCCTGCTTTGTCTGGGGCTGCATCGCGGCCACTGGCTTGGCTCTCTTCATCGCCTGGTTTGTCGCAAGCACTCTGATCTACTTCGGGTGAAGCATGAGCATGTTCGATTGGATGTTTCTTCCTTTCCACATCTGGGCCAGCGTGATTGCTGGTCCGGTCGAGCGGCGGTCGGCTGACATCATCGTCATCTCCGATGCGCATCGTCTTCGTCGGCGGAACAAGCTGATCCGCAGGCGCCGGCTTGGCTACTGATAACTTCAAGAAACGCAACACGTTGGCTGTAGCAGCAGCCAGCGTGACAAAAGAGAGTTCATTGTCTTCAGTTGAGTACTTCATGGGCGTGGGCAACAAAACACCATGGAGATTCCAAATGTCGGAAAAGCCGTCCGGAGTAGACCGTATGCGTAGAGAGATCGCGATCGTTGCAGGCCCGAAGGACTGGGGCGACACCCGCGAAAGCTGGTTGGCCCGCGTGCCTCGCAAGGTGACAACAGTCAGTTTCCGGACGGTAAAGGCGCTTTGGTACGGAGAAATTTCCGACCCAGAACACTGGGCGGCTCGGGACATTCGGCGGGAAGCGGAGTTGATAGAGGCGCGTCACGAGGCCGCAAAAATGGCCTCTCAATTCCAAACCATTGCCGGAGGCATGCGTGCGTCAGACCAGGATTTTTATAGCGCGGAAATTGATCGCCTTGAGCGTATTGCTCGCCTCCTTGGCGTTGTGGATCGCTCCTGAGATCAAAGGTCGGTAAGGCCCGCTGCATCACACAGTTCGGGCAAACGTAGAGAAGGAGAAGGGGTAGGGATGTCACTAGCACAGCAAATGCATGCCGAGCGCAAGGCTCGGCTGGCGCGTCTTGGCGCGATTCCGACGAATAGCGTCGTGTCAAAACTGACCGAGGCGCAGATCGTTCCCATCAGGCCGGAACGAAAGCTCATCATTCCTCCGGTCGAATACTTCTATCCGAGCTTCTGGTGCTGGGATCTGATCACGGCCACCAACCGTATTTTGCCGACTGTCAAGAACATCCAGAACGTCGTCGCCAACCATTTCGACATCTCAGTGATGGACATGGTGTCGGCGCGCCGCACGAAGAATTTGATCCTACCGCGGCACGTTGCGCTGTATCTCGCCAAGGAAATGACCGAGCTGTCCTATCCGGTGATCGGTCGCTATTTCGGCGGCCGGGACCATTCCACGATCATTCATGCCGTCGAGAAGATCACGGCAAGGATGGAGAGCGAGCCGGAGCTGAAGCGGACGGTTGATGGCTTGCGGGGATTGTTCGAATGACCCCGCTCCATATCCTGATCGCACGGCTCAAGCGGCTTCCGGCCAAGCACAGGATCGCGCACCTGCGGTCCTTGGTAGCGGCTGAGAAGCCGTATTCGCAGCGGCGCAGCGAGCTCGAGGACCTGCTTCAGGTCGAGATTCTGAAGCAGTTGCGCCGGGAGATCCGCGCTGCATGATTGTCGTCACGCTCCCGTTCCCGCCCAGCACTAATAACCTCTTCATCAACACATCCAGGGGGCGCATACGCTCGTCAAAATACGATCAATGGGCGACCGAGGCTGGGTGGGAGTTGCTGCGTCAGCGGCCCGCTAAAGCGATTGGTCCGGTCTCGTTAATATTCGAGTTTGAGGCCGGAAAGGACAAACGCAAGCGCGACATCACAAACTTACTCAAGGCCCCGGAAGATTTGCTGGTCAAGCACGGGATCATCGAAGCCGACGATAATACGATTGTGCAGAGTATCAGCGCCAATTGGAACGCTGAAGTAACAGGAGTGCGTATCGCCATTAAACCTTTGCAGGGGAATGCATCACATGGAAGCGGGACACAACAGCCAGCTTAAAGCTCTCGTAGAGCGCATCAACAAGCTGATGGACGATCGCGACGAGGTGTCGTCTGACATCCGCGACGTCTTCGCTGAGGCTAAGTCTGCAGGTTACGACCTGCCGGCTTTGCGAGCGATTATCCGCGCTCAGCGCGAGAATGCAGAGAAGCGCCGCAATAGAGAGGCGATGATCGATCTTTACAGCAGCGAGCTGGGGATCGCGTGAAATGGCTCTCGATACTTCATCTGTCGGAAGCAGGCTATTTCAGGCATTGCAGGCTGATTTCGAATTTGTCTGCTTGGCATCAGCTAATAGGCTTGCCCCGCTAGTCGAATCTGAAATTGAGCTTCTGGTGCTTTCTGCGTTCGATATTGTCGGGCGCATGACCTCCATGACCGTCACCATTGGGAGCGAATTCCCGGAAGACGACAAAGGTCACATCCTCGTCACTCCCCAATATCGTTGGAGGGAGTTTCGAATTGATTTCTGCATTCGTCATACCGGGGCTCCAGACAAAATGTTCTTTGTCGAGTGCGATGGACACGATTTCCACGAGCGAACCAAGGAACAAGCGGAGCGTGACAGGTCGAAAGATCGCGCCATCCAAGCGGCCGGAATAAGCGTTCTCAGATTCACAGGTCGGGAGATTTGGAGAGACGTGTCCCACGTTGTGACAGAGATCGTCAACTTTCTTGGAAGCCGGTCTTAAGATGATTCTAACGCCAAAGAACTGGAAATCGTTCCAGCACTACAAGGACAGGGCTCCGGCTTGGATCAAGCTTCACAAGGGGTTGCTTGATGACTTCGAGTTTTCGCGCTTGCCGGTTGCTAGCAAGGCGCTAGCGCCGATGCTCTGGTTGCTAGCGAGTGAATACGAGGACGGCAGGATAGATGCAACGCTGGATAAGCTGGCGTTTCGCCTCCACATGACGCGGGGGGATTTGGCTAACGCGCTAAGTCCTTTGATTGACGGCGGTTTCTTTGATGCTAGCGAACCGCTAGCAGACGGCAAGCAAGAGGCTATCCCAGAGAAAGAGGAAGAGAGAGAGATAGAGGGAGAGAAGAGAAAGAATTCTCGTGCGGCTTCGCCTTCGAGTGAGGATTTTGAAAACCTTCGAAGGGTCTATCCAAGGCGGAAGGGAAACTACGGTTGGGCTAAGGCCGAAAAGAAATTCAACTCGCTGGTCAAAACCGGGGTGGACCCGAAAGCGATCTTGGCGGCTGCAAGGCAACTCGCAGAGACGCTTCGTTCAAAGATTGGGACCGAATACGTCCCTATGCCGGCAAGCTGGTTGAACTCGGAGGACTTCACGGAAATAGCCGTTGCTGCATTCGCTCCTGCGGAACTCCCCGGCTTTTACGTGAAGTTTGGCAGTGAGGAACAGGACGCGTGGGACGCCTACCGCAAGGCCCGAGAAGGCAAGCCATATCCGCGTGACGGCAAGGGCGGCTGGCATCAACCATCGCGGTGGCCGCCTGGGTATGAGTCAAACATCATAGCAGACGTTCAGAAGCTAACATCGGGGGCATCATGACCACAGCATCACTCACGCCACGACAGAAAGAGGTCTGCGAGCTCGCAGTGCAGGGCCTCACGCACAAGGAAATCGGGCGACGGCTAGGCATCAGCTATCGGACGGTCGAGGATCACATGCAGCACGCTTTCCAGATCTACGGCGTGAAGAACAAGGTTGGGCTGCTCTATCGCATGATGGAGGCTCAGCATGCAGGGTGAGGTTACGATCGACAAGGTCGAGCGCAGGTTCATCCGTGCCTGCAAGACGATCAGGGCGCTGCCTGATCTCGAGCGGCGCTTCCTGAAGCACAACAACGGCTGGCCGGACTACGTCCGCGATCACAACGAGGCTTACGGCTATGGCGAGGCGTCGATGCCGCGGTTTCGCCCGACGCCGTTTGACGTGACCGACGTTTTGACGGCGCTAGCCTGGGGCAAGACGCTGCAGCGCAACGAGTGGAAGCTGGTCGAGATGCGCTCGTTCGATTTGTCTTTCGGGCAGATCGGGCGTCGCATCGGCCGGAGTGACGAGACCGCGCGACGTCATTATCGCGATGTGATGCTGAAGATCTGGGCTGAGGCGAACAGCATCCGTTCTGTTACGGGTGTAGCTTGAAACCGTGTGGCATGTGTGGCATTCGTGGCAATCGAAGCAGATAGAATTGCACAGCTTGCGCCCGCCGGAGAAATCTGAGCGGGTGCTTTTCGTTCGGGCGGTCCTCAGCACACGACGCGGCATCCCCTGCTCAGCGCCCTTTAGGAGCGCAGCGCGTCTCCCCTGGCGAGTTGACCGCCCGAAACCATTCAGGAGCAATCCTATGTCCGCAGAGATCGTGAAAATCCGCGATTACAAGCGCAAAGAGGAGCGCGAGGCGGCCGATGTGAGGCTTGCCAAGCAGGTGATGGGGCTTGATACAGCCCCGTGCGAGCTGCCTCAGGTATGGCCGGATTTCTATCACGCTCCCGATCAGGACCCCGCATGAACTTCGGCCCCGCTATTGATCTGGAGGCGATTGACGCGATGGTCCGCCACATTGAGACCGCTGCGATGATTGCTGCTGGCCTTCTGGCGCTGGCGTGGCTCGCGTGTGAGTGGAGGGGTGCGTGACCGACCTGCATATTCGTGATTACAGTATAGCCAGATGGCTGACTGGCGGCAGGCAGCGCCTCCCGTTTCACGAGATGTTTGGCGAATATGTGCGCGTCCACTCCAGCGGCGCAATGTTTCTTTGGCCCATCGATCTTGACGCCAGGCGAACCAAATGACCTCCATCGTCACCGACTTCAAATCCATCGCCCGTAAGCTCAACCGCCAAGAGCAGAAAGCCGAGTTCGAGGCGAAGAACCCGAAGGTAGAGCAGAGCGCCTATGATGCGCTGAGTGGCGGAATGTTCGGGATTGGAACGCCGTACTGCGAGCAGGTGCGAGCCGGTAGCCAGAATGCTCAACTCGGCGCCGCTGCGGCTAACTCGCCGCTTAAGTCCCTGGCGCATCCCGAGTGGCCCTACCAAGGCACCGGCTTTGAGTGGTCCAAGTTCGTCAAGGTCAAGATCTAGGAGATTCACATGGCCGGCCGCTCGCCCGGCTTTCGCATGTCGGAAGAGCACCGGGTTAAAATCAAAAACAGCAACATCCTCAACGCGCTTATTGAGCACGTCGAGGGAAAGCGTGACATGTCTGCAACACAGGTCAGCGCAGGACTTGGATTGCTTCGCAAGGTGATGCCGGATCTCGCATCAACGACCATCCAGGGTGACGAGGACGGCGGGCCGATCACCATCACATGGCTCAAATCGTAATCCCTTACGAGCCGCGCCCGCAGTTCAAGGCGTACCACGACAGGACTGAACGTTTCTCCAAGATCGTAGCCCATCGCCGGTTTGGTAAGACGGTTGGCTGCATCAACGAGCTGATCAAGGCAGCGTTGACCAATGGTCGTCAGTTCCCGCCGCCACGTTATTCGTACATTGCGCCGACTTATACGCAGGCGAAGGACGTCGCGTGGTCGTACCTGAAGCACTTCAGCGCGCCGATACCTGGAACTGAGATCAGCGAGTCCGAGCTTAGGCTGACGTATCCGAACGGGGCGAGCATCCGCCTCTACGGCGCTGACAACTACGATCGAATGCGCGGCCTCTACAACGACGGCGTGACGATCGATGAGCCGGCGCAGATGGACCCGAGGGCCTGGCCTGAGGTGATCCGGCCGACCCTGTCCGACTACAACGGCTGGGGCACGTTTATCGGCACCCCAAAGGGCCGTGATTGGTTCTACAAGATCGACCGCGACGAGAGCGGGGCTGAGCAACCTGGCTGGTTCAGGGCCGTCCTGAAGGCCAGCGAAACGGGCATCATCCCGCCGGCCGAGCTCGAAAGCCTGAGATCCGGGCTGACTGAAGAACAATACGCGCAAGAGTTCGAATGCAGCTTTGAGGCTGCTGTTGTCGGAGCCTACTATGGTCGCCTCATGCAGCAAGCCGATGCGGATGGACGGATCAGCGGCGTACCGTTTGAGCCAACAGCTCAAGTCTACACCGCATGGGACTTGGGAATCCGAGACAGCACGGCTATCTGGTTCGGTCAGGTTGTTGGACGTGAGATTAGGCTCATCGACTACTATGAGGCGACCGGGGCTGATCTTGGACATTACGTCCGCGAAATCAGTAACAGGCCATATCTTTACGCTGGCCACGTCGTGCCGCACGACGCCCAAGCTAAAGAGCTGGGAACGGGCAAAAGCCGCCTGGAAGTTCTGGAAAGCCTTGGGCTGAAGAACATCACAGTGGCGCCGATGCATCGGGTTGAGGACGGCATCAACGCCGTTCGCACGATCATCCCGCGCTGTTGGTTCGACGCCAAGAAATGCGCTCGCGGTATCGACGCCCTGAAGCTCTACCGCGCTGAGTTTGACGACAAGCTACAGGCGCTGAAGCCGCGGCCGGTCCACGATTGGACGAGCCACGCGGCCGACGCATTCCGGTACCTCGCGATGACATTGGACACCAGGATTGTGAACACGGGCTTCAACCGCCAGATCAACTACCCGAGGCTCGGCGTTGCCTAAGATCGACGCATCCTCGCTCAAGGCAATGCTGGCGGCTGAGCGGTCGAACGCGCTTGCCGCTGTCGAGGCCTCCAAGCTCTCGTCCGAGCGCTCGGATGCGATGGATTACTACCTTGGCGACATGACCAAGGACATGCCGGTTGTCGATGGGCGGTCGCGAGCGGTCTCAACCGACGTTGCCGACACCATCGAAGGCCTGATGCCCCAACTGATGGACATCTTCGCCGGGTCCGACGAGGTGGTGCGCTTCGAGCCGGTCGGTCCTGAAGACGAAGAAGCTGCGCAGCAGGAAACCGACTACGTGAACCACGTGTTCATGCAGCAGAACCCCGGCTTCATGACGCTGTATTCGTTCGTCAAGGATGCGCTGCTGTCCAAGGTCGGCGTCGTCAAGGTCTGGTGGGAAGAGAAGGACATCGAGGAGCGCGAGACCTACTACGATCAGACTGAAGAGCAGTTTGCAGCGCTTGTACAGCAGGTCATGGCCTCAGATGGCGCCATGGAGATTGTTGAGCACTCGGTTAAGCCAATAGGCGAGGATGCCTAATGGACATGGAATTGATGCCGCCCGCTGCCCCTCAAGCCCCTCCAAAAGGCATGAACAACGGGGAGGCCACGGCGCCCCCGGCATCAGCGCTACACGATGTCACTATTGTGACTACCAAGAAGCATGCCCAGGTCAAGGTCATGGGCGTGCCCCCGGAAGAGTTCGGGATCGAGCGCGGTGCCAGGACGATCAAGGACTGCAATTACTGCTTCCATGAGACCCCGCGGTCGGTTGGAGACTTGATCGCGCAGGGCTATGACGAGGATCAGGTCAAGGCCATTGCGTCGTCCTCGATCAGTGATTCCGAGACGCTGTCCCGCGATACGGTCGATGAGCAGGAGCCCGAGCGCGACAGCCTGAACGAGATGGCGCGGCAGGTCCGCGTGACCGAGCATTACATCCGGATGGATTACGAGGGCAACGGCAAGCCCTGCATCTATCGGGTGACGACTGCGGGCGAGGGTGGGGCAATCCTTCGCCGGGACGACAAGGAAGACATCGAGCGGGTGGACGAATACCCGTTTGCCGCGGCAAGCCCTGTACCTCAGTCGCATCGGTTCTTTGGCCGGTCGGTCGCCGACCTCGTGATGGACATCCAGCGCATCAAGACCGCGCTCGTGCGTGGTATGCTGGACAACCTGTATCTGCACAATAACCCCCGCGTTGAGGTCGCAGAAGCCAATGCCGGCCCTAACACTCTGGATGATCTACTGGTCAGTCGCCCAGGTGGCGTTGTCCGCACTAAGACTGCCGGCGGACTTAACTGGCAGGTAGTCCCCGACATCACCTCCAGCGTCTATCCTGCGCTCCAGTACATGGACGCCACGCGAGAGATGCGCACGGGCGTCAACAATCAATCCCAGGGCATCGACGCCAACGCCTTGCAGAACCAGAGCGCGACGGCTGTTGCGCAGGTGTTCTCGGCCTCGCAGATGCGGACAAAGCTGATTGCCCGCATTCTCGCCGAGGGCGTGCGGGATATGTTCGCGCTGCTTCATGGCGCGATCAGGCGGCACGGGCAGCAGGCCCAGACGGTTCGCTTGCGCAATTCGTGGGTTCAGGTGGATCCGCGCAACTGGAAGACCCGGAACGACCTGACCATCAACGTCGGGCTTGGCTCGGGCGGCAAGGCGCAGCAGTTCGCCCAGACCATGGCGCTTGCGAACTTCCAGAAAGAATTGCTGCTGGGCGGCAAGACGCACCTCGTCGGTGATGACAAACTGTTCAATACGGCCTCTGAGCTGACCAAGATCATGGGGCACAAGAACCCCGATAAGTTCTTCAATGATCCGAGCGCGAAGAACCCGCAGACCGGAGAACTCCTCAACCCGCCGTCTCCGCCTTCGCCACCCGAATCCGTGCAGGTTGCCCAAATCAAGGCGCAGACCGACAAGGAAAAGATGGGTGTGCAGGCCCAGCTTGATCAGCAGGCCGACGAGCGGAAGGCCCAGATCGAGGCGGTTCAGGCTGAAGCCGATATGGCGACCGAGCAGCAGCGGCTGCAGGCTGAGTTGGCGATTGCCCAGCAGAAATTCGAGCTCGAGCGCGAACTGAAGCTGATGGACTTCCAGCTCAAGCGCGAGATGCACCAGCAGGACATGGCTCAGAGGGCCGAACAGCATCGCCAGCAGATGGAAGCCGGCGTGTTCAAGGTTGCTGCCGGCGCTGAGGCGCATGACCAGAAAATGGAGCAAATGAAGAATGCTCCGAAGAAGGGCGGCGAATGAGCGAAGAAGCCCTCACCAAGGCCGTATCGCGGGCCACCAGAGCGCAAAAGCTGGTTGAGGACGAATTGCTCCAGGAGGCGTTCACCTCTCTGGAAGAGGCCTATATCGCCGCCTGGCGGGCAACCACGATCGAAGACGTCTCCGGCCGCGAGAAGCTGTTTCTCGCCATCAACATCGTCGGCAAGGTCCGCGATCACCTGAATACCGTTGTCAACGACGGCAAGCTTGCGGCTGCTGAACTGAAGCAGCTTGCGGAGACAGCCGAGCGCAAGAAGCGTTTCGGCATCATCTAACCTAGGGAACATCATGTCTGACGTAACCGGCGCTCCCGTCGCGGAAGCGGCGCCCGCCTCGATCGACGTTGTCCATTCTCCGGCCGATACCGGAGCCGACCTCTCAATTTCACAGGCGGCGCGCGCTCTTGCAGCAGCCCGCTATAAGCCGAAAGAACAAGCAGCTCCCGTTGAGCAGCCCGCTCCGGTCGAGCAACCCGAATTGGCGCAAGCCAACGCCGACCCTCAAGCAGAGGCCCCCGGCGAACCGACTGAAGCAGCCGAACCGGCAGAATTGCCGCCCATCGAGCCGCCGAGGTCGTGGACGCAGGCAGAAAAGGAACGTTTCCAATCCTTGCCTCGTGAGACGCAGGAATACCTGCACACTCGCGAACAGGAGCGGGAGCGGGAGTTTCGCCGAGGTCAGAACGAAATCGCTGAACAGCGCAAGGCCATCGAGGCCCAGCGCGAATCGGCGGAAAAGGCAAGGCAAGAGTACGAGGCCAAACTACCGGCCCTGATGCAGGCCCTGCATGAAAGCAGCCCGTTCGCCGACATCAAATCAATGGCTGACGTGGAAAAGATGCAGGCGGAAGACCCGTTCCGCTTCCAGCAATTCCAGGTCTACCAGTGGAAGATGCAAGGCGTGCAGGCCGAGCTTCAGCAGGCGGAGCAACGCAAAGCCACTGAGCAGCAATCCAAATGGACCGAACACGTCCAGGCGGAGAACGCTCGCGCGGCTGAGCTGATCCCCGAGCTTGCAGACAAGGCCAAGGGCCCCGCGCTTGTGCAGCGTGTGGCGTCTGAACTGCTCCCCGAATTGGGGTTCAAGGATAGCGAACTCGCAGAACTCGCGGCCGGCAAATCGAAGCTCTCGATTTACGACCACCGCATTCAGCGACTCCTCGCCGATTCCTTGCAGCTCCGGGACATTCAGAAGGCCAAGGCGGCTGTTGCAGCCAAGCCCGTTCCCCCTGTTCAGCGCCCTGGACCCGCACGGCCGGCCAATGCGGCCCAATCCGAGCAGATCCAGGCTCTCACCCGCAAACTCGATCAATCCGGCTCGTTGAAGGACGCAATGGCTTTGCGCGCTGCGCAGGTCGCGTCCAAGCGCCGATAATCCTTAAAGGACAGCACTATGTCTCTCCCCACCAATACCTTCGCCACGTATGAGGCGATTGGTAACCGAGAAGACCTCTCGGACATGATCTACCGCATCGACCCGACCGATACTCCGTTCATGACGGGCATCGAGCGGGAGAAGGCCTCCGCGGTCAACCACGAATGGCAGACCCAGGCGCTCGCTGCTGCGAGCTCCGATAACGCGGTTCTCGAAGGCGACGACGCTGTCACCGACGCCGCGACCCCGACCGTCCGCCTCGGCAACATCTGCCAGATCTCGGACAAGGTCGCCCGCGTGTCCGGCACCCAGCAGGCGGTTGAGCACGCCGGCCGCGACAACGAGCTCGCCTATCAGGAAATGCTGAAGGGCCTCGAGCTCAAGCGCGACATGGAGAAAATCCTCGTCGGCACCAACCAGGCCAAGAACACTGGCGCTGCTGGCACGGCTCGCAAGACGGCCTCGATCCTGTCCTGGATCAAGACCAACACCTCCAAGGGCTCGGCTGGCGGCGCTGCTGATCCTTCGGCGGCTGACGGCACTGGCACCCGCACGGACGGCACGCAGCGCGCGTTCACCGAGGCGCAGTTGAAGACCGTTCTGGCGGCGATCTGGGAAAGCGGCGGCAAGCCCGGCAACATCATGACCGGCTCGTTCAACAAGCAGGTGTTCTCGACCTTCACCGGCCGGTCCACCCCGACCGAGGACGCGAAGTCGAAGAAGATCGTTGCGTCGGTTGACGCCTACGAGTCCGACTTCGGCAAGCTCACGGTCGTTGCAAACCGCTTCCAGCGCTCCCGTGACGTTCTCGTGCTCGAGATGGACAAGTGGGCCGTCGCCTACCTCAACGGCCGCCGGATGCTCTCCATTCCGCTCGCCAAGACCGGCGACTCCGACCGTCGCCAGATCCTGTCCGAATACTCGCTCGTTTCTCGTAACGAGAAGGCTTCGGGCGGCGTGTTCGACCTGACCACCTCGTAAGACAAGGAGCATCAGCACATGAGCACCATCTACACCTACCATGCTGAGTGCCCCGCGCTTGCGGAGGCTCCGGCTGCCACGGACGTCCTGCTGGTTTACGACACCAGCGCCGGCCGTACCAAGACGATCACCGCGGACTATCTGGCGGGCGCCGTCTCGGCTCCGGTCGTGACCACGGCAACCTCGCTGACGATCACTGCGGCGGCTCACGCCAACCGCACGGTTCGCATCGACTCGGCTGCGCCGGTCGCCATCACGCTGCCGCAGGCCACGGGCACGGGCAACAAGTACCGTTTCGTTGTCGGCGTTGCCGCGACTGGCACGGCCAGCACGATCAAGGTTGCGAATGCGACCGACGTCATGCGCGGCTATGCCTTCGCTGTCACGACCACCTCTGACAATGCTGAGGGCTTCAAGACCTCTGCCACGTCGGACACGATTAGCATGAACGGCACCACCCTGGGCGGTGTTGTCGGTGACATCTACGAGATCGAAGACCTGCTCACGGGCGTGTTCTCGGTCAAGTGCTTCACCGCTCCGACCGGCACCGAGGCGACCCCGTTCTCCGCGACGGTCAGCTAAGCATGAAAGTGGATATGGCGGGCGTCAGCGTCATGCTCGCCATGCCCACGCATCGAGACATCCCGGCCGGCACTGTTGCCTCGCTTCTGGCTACGCAAGACCTTCTCGCGTCCAAGCGTATCCCGTTCGAGGTGCAGTTGCAGGTCGGGAATTCTCTCGTCACCCACGCCCGTTCCAAGATCGCGCATACCTTCCTCAAGTCGGACAAGTCGCTCCTGTTCTGGGTCGATTCCGACATTGAGTGGGAAGCCAAGGACTTTCTGCGGCTCTGTGCGCTCGCGACGAAGATGGACGTGGTTGGCGGCGCCTATCCTGCCAAGAAAGATCCGATCGTTTTCTTTCTGGACCCGTCCTCGGGTGGTGACATCGAAAGCAATGAATACGGCTGCCTGAAGATCGGCGGCTGGGGCATGGGCTTCACCGTGATGCACCGTCGCGTGATTGAGGCGATGGCGGCGAAGTCTCCCAAGCTCAAGTTCAACGGCTCGGATGAGCCAATTGCTCACATGTTTCGCTGTGATGAGATCGACGGCTTCGCGCGTGGCGAGGATATGGCGTTTTTCGCCGATGTGAAAGAGCTGGGGTTTGAGGCGTTCTTGGACCCGAGTGTGACCCTGGGCCATATCGGCTCGAAAACCTACACGGCCTCGATTTCAGACATGCTGAGGCCAATTGGAGAAGCAAATGGCACTTCCTGAAAATCGCCCGCTTTCTGAGGCGGCTGTGTCGGCCTACCTCGCGGACATCTCGACTGCGAGCTCTACCTTCGTGGTCGCCCCGTTCCGCGGTACGATCAAGCGCGCCTACTCGGCCATTCATGCCGCCATCACCAGCGCGGACGCGGTCTGGACGATGGAGATCAACGGAACGGCCGTTACCGGCGTTTCCGTCACCGTCGCGAACTCCGGCTCGGCGGCTGGTGACGTTGACAGCGCTATTCCGACCGGCGCCAACTACGTCAACGAGGGCGATGTGATCGAGTTCATCTCGGATGGTGCTTCGTCCACGACCGCCCCGGCGACGTTCACGGCTGTCATCGAGCGGGACTAACGCTCATGGCGCAGCAGTATATCGGCACGGGTCGGCTCTCTACACATCAGAGCAAAGCTTATACCGGGACCGCTGGCACGATCGACAACGCGATTGGATCTAGCGTCTACAAGGTCCGCGTCGTTGTGACATCTGCCGCCTATGTCAAGGTTGGCGATAGCCCGACTGCGACGAGCTCGGATGTCTATATGGCGGCTGATGCGCCGGAGTATTTCTCCTGCACGCCAGGCCAGAAAGTCTCGGCCATTCAGGTCTCGGCCGGCGGCACCTTGCACGTGACGGAAATCGTCTGATGCTCGATGTTCGCTTCCATCTCGACAGCAACGGACAAGACCTCGCCGTCGAGCATGTCCAGGACGTTGAGCCCATCCTGGACTGGAACAAGGAAGCGCGCCGCGACGAGCAGAAAAGCGACTGGGGGCGGCACGTCGCCCGCATCCCGAACGTGACCTATGTGAAGTGGCTGGACGACGAGCATCGCAAGGGCAACACGCAATTGCGCATGTTCACGCCCGAGTTTGACGCGATCGTGCAGAAGAAGCTGCAAGATCCGGAGTGGGCGTATCTCCGCGTCGATCGCCCGGCGCTTCAGGCCGGCTGGAGCAAGCTGTGAGCTTTTCCACCTATGACGACCTGAAATCGCAGATTGCAAACTGGCTCGCCAGAGACGACCTGACCACGTACATCCCGGATTTCATCCGGCTGTTCGAATGCGCAGCAATGCGCCGGCTGAAGGTCAGACTTCAGGAGACCACAACGACGCTCACGCCGTCGAGTGGCGTCGCGACTGTTCCGAGCGACTATCTGGGCCATCGTCGCGTGACCTGGACCGGGTCCCCGGTTCATGATCTCGAGTATGTGGCCCCGCCGATCTACTCGGGCTACATCGATTCCGGAAGCGGCACGCCCACTGTTTTCACGATTGAGGGTTCAAGCCTCCGCGTCGCTCCGACCAGCGACACGGCGCTGACGTTCACCTATGTCCAGCGCACGACGGCGGTCGAGAGCTCGCTGAACTGGCTCTACACCAAGCATTTCGATGTCTATCTGTTCGGCTCGTTGTGTGAGGCCAATGCCTTCAACAAGGACGTTGATCCTGCCGGTCTTTGGAAGGCACGGCGCGATGAGGGGTTTGACGAGATCAGCAAGCTTGACTTCAACGAGCGGCAGGGCATGGCCATTCGTGTGATGGGGCACACGCCCTAAATGGCGCTGCTTCCGTTCGGCGCCTGGCAGCCTGATACCTCGGACTACGAAAGCCAAGCGAAGTCGCACGACATCAACAACGTGCTGCCGAGAGCGGATGGTTACGGGCCGTTTCCTGACTTCGCCATCCTCTCGCAGGCGCTGATTGGAGCGTGCCGCGGCGCGTTCTATGCCCTCAAATCTGACGGCTCGGTGGCTGTGTTCGCCGGGACGAGCGATCGGCTCTGGCTCGCCAACAATACAGACTATTCCTGGACGCCGGTATCAAAGGTAGCGACCGTCACGATCTCGAATGCAAGCCCCGGCGTCGTGACGCTGGCCTCGCACGGGTTTGTGGCCAATGATCCCGTCGTTTTCTCGACATCGGGTTCACTTCCGACCGGATTAACGCCCGGCACGACATACTACGTCAAAACGGTTCTGACGGCGAACACGTTCACGGTGTCGGCAACAGCGGGGGGCGCGGCGATCAATACATCGTCGGCCGGATCTGGTACGCATTCGGTTACGCACATCTATTCGTCCTTGTCGAGCGATGCGCAGTGGCAATTTGCGCAATTCGGCAACCTTGTCTTCGCCACCCAGAAGAACGCCGTTCTTCAGGTCTATAACCTGGCTTCGTCCAGCGCATTTGCTGATAACTCCGGCTCGCCTCCTCAGGCGTCATATATTTCGGTTGTGGGTCGCTTCCTGGTGCTGTCCGGCCTTCTCTCGAATCCGTATCGCATTCATTGGTCCGCGCTGAATGACACCACGGGCTGGACCGCTGGCACCAATCAGTCCGACTATCAGGACTTTCCTGACGGTGGCATTGTTCGCGGCGTAGCCGGCGGTGAGTTCGGGACTGTGTTTCAGGACCAGGCCATTCGCCGGATGTCCTACATTCCCGGTTCTGACTTGATTTTCCAGATCGAGCGCATCGCGCAGGATCAGGGGCTGTTCGCGCCCTACAGCATCGTTCGAGCCGGAATCTATACGTTCTTTCACTCCGCTCAGGGCTTCTTCAAGATCGCGCCGGGCGGGCTCCCTGAGCCGATCGGGCGCGAGAAGGTTGACCGGACGTTCTTCAACGATCTCGACAGGACCGAACTGCGGATGTTCATCGGCGCGTCGGACCCGAGGTCTACGCGTGCGTTCTGGGCTTATAAATCGACGTCGGGAACGACCGGGCTTTACGACAAGATCATCGGCTACGACTACGTCCTTGATCGTTGGTTTACGATCGATATGACCGGCGAATATCTGTTGGGCATGTCGCAGCCCGGCATTACGCTCGAAAATCTGGACTCGCTGTCATCGTCTATCGACGCTCTTGGCGCCTCTCTGGACAGCTTCGCGGTTTCGACCCAGCCATTGATTGCGCAGTTCTCCAGCGCTCACAAGATGGGCTTCTTCTCGGGGTCGAATCTGGAGGCCACGCTCGAGACGGCCGAGCAGGGCACGGATGGGCGGCGGATTTATGTGAACGGCTTCCGGCCGGTCACGGATGCAACGACGTTTTATGGCTCAGCTTCCTATCGCGAGACGCAGCAGGATGCGCCAACCTCTACGGCTGAGATCGTGCGCAACTCGCGAACCGGTCGTTGCGATATGCGCCGCTCGACGCGGTACTCGCGGTTCAAGGTGCGTATCCCGGCTTCAACGGCGTGGACCTTCGCAGCCGGCGTCGAGCCTGATGTGAGGCCAGAGGGCTTTACCTGATGACGGTCTACGCGCCTGGAACGCTGGAGACCGATCAAAAAAAGCAGAATATGGCCCTGCAGCAGTACGCTGCAGCCATCAATGCGGCTGAGACAGACATTGCGTCACTGCAAACGAGTGTCGCGACGAACACGGCCAACACTGCGACCAATACGACCAATATAACGAACCTTACTCCTGGCCATTTATTCGGTCTGACGCTCTCGACGGTGGGCTCCAGCGCCACGTTCTCGGTTGCGGCGGGCTCTGCTGCTGATAGTGCCGGAACTGCTGTCATGGCTTTGGCGTCAGCCATCAGCAAGACAACAAGTTCTTGGGCGGTCGGAACGGGTAATGGCGCGCTTGATACTGGGTCGGTCGCCAACAGCACGTGGTATCACGTCTTTCTGATCAAGCGGACCGACACCGACGTTGAAGACGTGTTGATCTCGACTTCGGCATCAGCGCCGACGATGCCGGCCAGCTACACGCTCAAGCGGCGCATTGGTTCGATGCTGACAAATGGATCGGCGCAGTGGGTCAAGTTTGTTCAGCTTGGCGACGAGTTCTTGTGGGACACTATCGTCAACAACGCCAACGCGCAGAATCCGGGAACGTCGGGTACGCTCTACACCCTGACCGTTCCAACTGGCGTTCAGGTCTTGGCGCAATTGTCCATTCTCTGGTTCAACGTCACCTCGAGCAACTACCTGTTCGTGTCCTCGCCCGACATTACGGCGCCCACCGTCACGACCGCGACGAATGCGACGCTTTACAGCGTGGACAGCACACATCCTGGCGTCACGGGCGCTTATGTCAGGACCGACACATCCGGCCGGGTGAGGGCAACATCCAACGGCTCTAACGGGTCGATGTACATCAACACGGTTGGTTGGGTCGATCGTCGGGGGCGGGACGTTTGATCGCTCAGCTCATCTGCGTTGATCCGGCACGCATCGATGAGATGTGGCCGCATGTGCGGGACAAGATCAGGGCGGCTATCGAGCGAACTGGCCTCAGCAGCTTCGCTGACATCGAGGCTGACGTCCTGACGGGCATGCAGCTCTGCTGGATCGCTTGGAATGGCAGCGAGATCATGGCTGCGGCAACAACGCAGCTTGTGAAGCCATTGAGCAAAGTTTGCGTGCTGACGGCGTGCTCTGGTTACGATCGTGACCGCTGGCTTCCGCTGTTCGCTGAAATCGAGAAGTACGCAGAAAACGAAGGCTGCTCCTCTATGCGGATCTATGGCCGCAAAGGTTGGGAGCGGGTGTTGACTGGCTATCGCGCCGAACACGTCATCTTGGAGAAGCGCCTTGGGCGGCAAGAGCACTAGCACGACCACGCAATCGAGCGAGACCAACCCCTGGGCGCCGGCACAGAGCACCCTTACGGGCATTCTCGGTCAGCTCAATTCCTATCTGCCGCAGACCGGCCTTACGAGCGTGCAGAACGACGCACTGAACACGATCCAGAAGAACAACGCGACGGCGAGCGGCTACAACCCGGCTATCCAGTCCTACACCCAGGACATGCTCAGCGGCGGCGGTGCGCTCAATCAGCAGGGCGCGATCAACAACGCCTATAAGCAGTATTACGACCAGACTAACCCGCTGGCGTCCAACGTCAATTATGACCCGTATTCCACGCCAGGGTTCAAGGACGCCATCAGCACGATGGTGTCGGACATCACGAACGCCAATAATAGCAGGTTCGCTGGGGCGGGTCGCGACTTCTCCGGGGCGAATGCTCAAGCGCTCGGCCGCGGCATCGCTCAGGGCGTCGCTCCGACGATCGCCGCTCAGTACAATCAGAACGTCCAGAACCAGCAGGGCGCGGCCGGCAACCTCTACAACGCCGGCAACACCACGGCTGGGCTCAATACCGGCTTGCAGAGCCTCTACAACAGCAACCGCGGCGCGGGCGTTTCCTCGGTCGGGACCGGCCTTGACGCCATGAACGAGGCCGCGAAGTCGAACTTGGCGGCTGAGGCTCAGCGGCTCAACATCCCGTTGTCTAACCTTGGCCTTCTTGCCCAGATCGGCGTTCCCATCGCTGGCCTCGGTGGCACTTCGAGCGGCACGAGCAAGACTGAAAACCAGGCCTCCGGTTGGCAGCAATTCCAGCAGGCCATGAGCGGCCTTGGCAGCTTCTCGAATGGCCCCGGTGGCCAGAGCTCGGGCAGCGGCGTCATGGGCCTCCTGAACTTCCTGTAGGACGATAGATGGCTGGACTCCTCGATTACCTGACGAACCCGATCGGGACGGTTGGCGCTGGTTTGCTCGGCAACGTCTTCGACTACTATCGCAACATGCCGCAGCCGCAGATGGACAACAGCGGTCCGCAGTATGACCCGATGGGATCGTTCACGGGCATTAACGTAGCGCCCCGGGCGCCGGCTGCGCCGCCGTCCGTCTTCAGCACGGGCGCTCCCGCCTTCATGCCCACGCCAACCTTGCCGCAGCCTCAGGCGCCGGCTCCTGCTTCCGCTCCGGCTGCCCCGCAGCTTGAGAACCCGATTGCTGTTGGCAATTACCAGATGCCGCGCGTCGGCAATCCGGATCAGTACATCCCGCAGCAGGCCATGACGCCGCCGTCCGCCACGCTAACGCAGGGGCAATTGCCGTCCGCTGGGCCCTCTGGTGCGCTTCCGCCGGCACTTGAAGGGCCGGCGCCTCTTTCGCGCATCTTCAATCCGAACGGCCTCATTGCAAAGCTGACTGGCAACGACGCGCGCTCTCAGGCGCAGCAAAATCTTCGTGCTCAATATGAGGCGCTGGTGCCGCTCGTAGGGCGGCAAAAGGCCATGCTTGCCATCCTGAACCCCGAGGCCGGCAAAACGATCTTGGCCCAGGCTCTGGAAAAAAAGAACTACGGCTTCCAGAAGATGGACGATGGCACGCTCGTCCGGACTGATCCGCAAACGGGCAAGGTCGAAACTGCTTTTGGCGGCGGGGAGGCGAACAGCCAGGGCGTCGCTGGTCCTGACGGAAAGATCATTCCTTATCCTGCCGGACTTGATGCCGCTGGCCGCAAGACGTTCGCCAACGAAATTGCCAAGATCAACGCTGACGCAGCGGCCGGCAAGAAAACCGAAGTGCAAGGCGCCGCCGAGCAATTCGGCAACCGCATGGAGAATGCCGAAAAGAGCTTTAGCAAAGTCAGCACAGAGGGTCTTGGACTTTCTGGTGCGGCGCAGGGCGCCGCTGGCTCGATCCCGGTTGCTGGCAACTTCCTCAAGACCGAGAACTTCCAGAAGATGGAGCAGGCCAAGCGCGAGTGGGTGACGGCTCTTCTCCGCAAAGAGTCGGGCGCCGCGATCGGCCGAGACGAATACACGCAGTATGACCGCCAGTTCTTCCCGCAACCGGGTGATGGTCCTGGTGTGGTTGCTCAGAAGGCAGAGGCTCGCCGCGTTGCTATGGAGGCGATGAAGAAGACGGCGGGCCCCGGCTACAAGTCGCCTGCCGGCAACACCACTCAATCGGGTGTGAGCTGGAGCATCGTGCAATAATGGCCGTTCTCGATATCGGCGGAACGCGAGTGTCGGTTGATGACAGCTTCCTTAAGCTGGCCCCCGAACAGCAGCATGCGACCGTCGAAGAGATCGCGAAGTCTCTGCCAAAGGCAGTGCCCGCTCAGCCTTCGGTTGGCGTCGGCGAGGACCTGGCGAAGTCGGCCGCGTCTGCTCCCGGACGCGCTGCCGGTAGCCTGCTCGGCTTGCCTGGCGATCTCTATCATCTCGGCCTTCGCGCCCTCGGCGACAACCTGACGCCGCGGTCTGATTACGGTTCGGAGGCCATCCGGGAATCCCTCGGCTCGAGCTATGAGGCGAAAACCGAGCCGGGCCGCTTGCTCCAAAAGGCGGCCGACTTCGCCCCGGCTTTGATCGGCGGTCCTGAAGCCCTGGCTGTGAAGGCCTTAACGCGCGTGGCAGCGCCTGCGGTCGCGAGCGAGGCGGGTAGGGCGGTTGCCGGGCCTTATGGCGAGGTCGCGGGCGCTCTCCTTGGTGCTGGCGGCGCTACCGCGGCGGCTCGTAAGTTTCAGCAGATGGGCGCCGCTCGTTCGGCCGCGAACGCCATCCCGTCCACGGAAGACATCCTCACGACCGCGCGGGGCCAGTTCAAGGCCGCCGAGGATATGAACGTGGTGGTCAAGCCGGACTTCACCTCGAACGCCGCGAACGACATGCGGTCGGCTTTGCGGGGCTTCGATCCCGAGGGGCAGGCTCCGGTCTTTAAGGCCGTCGATCGGCTGGAGGCTTTGGGTGCGTCCGCTCCGGGTCTTCCTCCGGTCGCCGTGCCCATGAACGAGATCGAACTGATCCGCAAGCAGCTCACTAACTTAAAGATGAGCTCGGATGCTCCGACCCGTGAAGCCGCCCGCAAGGCTCTCGAAACGCTGGTTGGAAGCCAGAAGGGCTTGACCGCTGCTGATGTGGTGGCGGGCGACGCCGCGCTCTACAGCAAGACCGTGCAGGACGCGGTCGGCAACTACGCTGCCGGCAAGCGTTCCAATACGGTCATGGGCAAAGCTGCACTTGGCGATTTGAACGCGGCAACGGCCGGCTCTGGCGCCAACGAGGATAACGCGCTCCGCCAGGCCATCAAGCAGCTTGTTCGCCCGGTCAATAACGACATCGTTCCGAAGGCCCAGCGGCTCGGCTTCAATCAGTCTGAGATCGAGGCGATGAACCAGGTGGCGCGCGGAACGCCGGTCGGCAACGTGGCGCGCTACATCGGAAAGCTTGCCCCTACGGGCAGTGTGTCTGGCGTGCTGAGCGCTGGCGCTGGTTATGGTGCGGCTGGCCCTATGGGCGCTGTTGCGCTGCCTGCTGTCGGCTATCTTGCCAAGAAGATCGGCGATATGTCCACCAAGAGCGCCGTGAAGTCTCTGGATTTCCTGGTGCGGTCGCGTTCTCCGCTGGCTCAGCAAGTTGCCGCACAGTTGCCGCATGTCGTCGCTCAGCTTCCGACCAAGTCGCAGCGCATCTTGCAGACGCTAGCCGTTGCTGCGCCGCCAATTCGTCAGCAGATAGGTCAACCCGTAGGCCAGCCCGTAGCCCAATAGGGCCGGAATCAACCCGTTCGGCGTCCATTTCAAGTGAATGTTCGTCGCAATCACCGCAAACATGATCAGACCTTGAAGGCAAAACCACCACATGGGCTTGGTTGACTCCATTATCGGCGTCGAGAGCGGCGGCAACCCAAATGCCACCAATCCTCGTTCGTCTGCGTCCGGTCTCGGTCAGTTCATCGACAGCACGTGGCTGGCAACCATCCGGCAGGCTAAGCCCGATCTCGCCGGCAAGACCGACGCCGAACTGCTGGCTCTGAAAACCGACCCGCAGCTTTCGCGGGAGATGACGGAAGCCTACGCCAACCAAAACCAAGCCATCCTATCAAAAGCCGGAGTCCCTGTAACCCCCGGCACGACCTATCTCGCCCATTTCGCAGGACCGGGCGGGGCGGTGAAAGTGCTCCAGGCCGATCCGAATGCCATGGCTGGCGACGTCCTCGGCGCCGCCGTCGTCAAGGCCAATCCATTCCTTGCCAACATGACCGCGCGGGACTTGCAGGCGTGGGCGGACAGGAAGATGGGTGGAAGTAGCCCCCAGCCCCAGCCCGCACAGGCAGCCCCCGCAGCCCCGGCAAGCGGCCTTCTGGCGCAAGCCCCTCAATCCCCCACCGGCCTCGCTCCTCCCCAGGCTGGCGGTCTCCTTCAGGCCCCCACCTTCCCGCAGGCGCCCCAGCAGACCGGAGGCGGTCTGTTCGCCCAAATGCCCGCCGAGCAGGCCATGCAGGCCCCGCCCATTCAGTTTGTCCAGCGCCGGCCGGTCAATCTCGCCGGCCTTCGCAATGCGCTCCAGCAGCGCGCCCCGATCTTCTCAAGAGGCTAATCGATGGGTCTTTTCCATTATCTCTGGTCGCGCACGGCGGCCAGCAACGCCACGGCTGACTCTAACGTCAATTGGGCTGAGGGCATGGCCCCGAGCGCCGTCAACGACTCTGCGCGCTCCATGATGGCGTCTCTGGCTGGCTACCGTGACGACATCGCAGGCGCAATCACGACGGGCGGCACCTCGACGGCTTATACGGTCACGACGTACCAGGTATTCGATACGCTGGCGCATCTCAGCGGCCAGATCGTGGCCTTCACGCCTCACGCGACGAATGGCGCCACGGTCACGCTCAACGTTGACGGCCTCGGCGCAAAGCCGCTTCGCTCGGCTCCCTCCGTCGAACTTCCGGCGGGTGTTCTGATCGAGGGGACGCCATACGTTGCGCTCTACAACAACAGCGATCAGGCGTTCTATCTTCAGAGCTTCTTTTCCAACCCCTACTCTATCCCGATCGGGGCAAGCATCGATTACTGGGGCTCAACCGCACCTAACAGCTCCTTTGTCCTCGCTTATGGCCAGGCTATCTCGCGCACGACCTATTCGACGCTGTTTTCCATGTTCAGCACGACCTATGGTTCTGGCGACGGGTCAACCACGTTTAACGTCCCTGATCTGCGAGGCCGCGTTATTGCGGGCAGGGGAGACATGGGGGGAAGTGACGCTGGCAGATTGACGACCACCTACCTGGGCGCAAATCCAGCGGCGTTGGGCTCGGCTGGCGGCGGTGAAACCAAGACACTCGCGACCGCAAACCTCCCAGCTTACACGCCGTCCGGCTCAGTCGGACCGCAGTTGAGCTTCACCTATTCGGCTGGTAGCAATTACGACGTATCAGGTAGCAGCTTCGGCGTTAGCACCATTGCTGCATCTGGCCTCAGTTCAACGGTTACGCTCTCAGCTCAGTCGTTCACGGGTGTGGCTCAAGGAGGCACGAGCACGCCCTTCGCTCTGCTTCAGCCAACTATCATCGCCAACAAATTGCTGCGGATTATCTAACATCCGCGCCATCTGTGCGGATGCCAGGCAAACTCCAATAGCAGCCGCGGCGCTCCTGGAAACGAATAGATCGTGAATCTGGCTGTGATTGCTCAATATCTCAAACCAGACAATCGGAATTAGAGCGGGCCACGCCGTCGCAAGTCTTGGCGTTAATTTGACCCCGAGGAAGATCAGCGCGGGGACGAACAAGATAACTCCCCAACTCAGGAAGGCGTTCAGGAACACCTTTGTTGTTGCCGCAAGCGGATAGTGCGAGACCTTCACAAAGTCGCCCGCTATCCTGAATGTGGCCGCACCAAGCACATCTGAGAGGATGTCGAAGGACGGGTCAACGAAGTAGGCAGACAGCCACTTGGCCGACCACGTGGCGGCGTAGCCTGCAAACCATGCCAAGACGACTAGCAAAGCGAAGCCGGAACGACGACCGGCCGCCAAAAGAAAGAACGCCAACAGCATCGGCATCCACGGCGGGTTGACCAAAAAGTCAACGAAGTTGAACACGGAGCCGAAGGCGGCTGCACTCACGATGAGCGCGCGGTCCGATGAGCCGCTGTGGATCATTCGGGCGAATATACCGGCGCCGCCCACGATCACCACGGTGCTGACCGTGTGTGGCGTTACGTGCCAGATACGGACGAAGTCGGACAGGAGCACGACCGGAGCACAAAGCCAGATGGTCGCCCGTGTGCCAATCAGCCGGTCTGATTGAACGACGAAGAGCGCGGCCACGCTGGCCAGAACGGCCAGATTGACGAGCTTCAAGAGTAGGATCGGTATCAGCGACGCAAGGGGCGCGCTGTAGATCCGGTATCCATGCCAGTACCGAGCGTAACGCTGCCAATTGACACTGTTGGGGTCTACCGCGGCCTGCTTCAGGTCATCGCAGGCGTGCCGCTCAGAGGCGGGGCGAGGGGCCATGATGCCTTCTTCGAGTGGGCCGACATTTGGCTGCATGCCCTCGCCAAGGGCATAGCAGTCGGTAAACCGATCGCCGCTCGCGATGATCTGGTTCCGGTGTGAGGCATCGACAAGGACGCCGGAATCGAAGGCGCTCTTGATGTGCAGCCACGTCCGCTCTTTTGAGATGATGTTGTCGAGATTCGCCATCGCGAAGAAGTAGACGGGTTGGAGCAGCAGCACCAAAGCCGCCGCGACCACCAAAGATATGAAGTTCCTCAAATCAGCCTCCCAGCCGGAGGCTTTTTAGCATCAACCCACGGTAGCCGAAAGGACCTGCCAATGATTAGCCATGCACTATCTTTCCTTGCCGGAGGCCTGACCGTTTACTTCTGGCCCCAGATCAAAGCCAAGCTTCTGGCCGCCTACGATTGGGCCGTGGGCAAGATCTGATGCGCTGGCCGAATGACGACGCCGCATCGCTGAAGGCGTTCTACGGCGACCCTGCGAAGGGAGAGCCCGGCCAGCGCCTTGTCCCCGTTGTCCCTCCGTTCCGGATGACCTACGAGGGCAAGCCCATCAAGTCCATCATGTTTCACAAGAAGGCCGCGCCGGCCCTCAAGGCCGCTCTGGATGAGATCTGGGAGCACTACGGCCGGGATCAATCGAAGATCGATGCAATCAGTGTGTCGAAGTACTCCGGCGCATACAATCCGCGGCTGATCCGTGGCAGCAGGACCAAGTGGTCGAACCATGCCTATGGCGCCGCGATCGACTTCGACGCCGAGCACAATGGTTTCAACACGGGCCACGGGATCATGCCGCAGCCCGTCGTTGATGCGTTCAAGCGGCAGGGCGCGCTCTGGGGCGGAGATTATCGTGGTCGCACTGATCCCATGCATTTCGAGTTCTGTTCGCGCGGCGCCGCTCCTCTCGGCTTTATCGACCCGCCACAAATGGACGGCGACAGCGATGTCGGCGGCGACGAAGTTGACGACATCCCGCCTGATGCGGCTCCCGAAAGCTCTCTCCTGAAGATCATCAAGAGCAAGATCGCGTGGGCTTCATCCGCTCTTGGCGGACTCTCAATCACGTCCGTGATGGGCTTCCTTACGGACTGGCGCGTGGTCGCCGTGATCGTTGCCGGCTTGCTGGTCGCTTACATCATCTACGAGCGAAGCCGCAAGCCATGAGATGCCCGACAAAGAAGTGGTGGCAGAAATGAGCACAATCTACATCGCCCTCGCCGGGATCATGCCCCTGATTGCCTACTTCGGCACGGGCAGCGTGGTCATGCTCGGGCTGTTCGCTGCCGCCTGGTTCTCGCCTGTGTTTAAGAAAGAATTTCTCTGGGCCGGATTGGTCGTCGCCGCGTTCATGGCCGCATTTACGATAGGAGTCTACAACGGTGAACAACGTGTCCGCGCTCAGTGGAATGCTGCAAACAATTTCGGAGCCAGTGAGGCAAAAAAGGCGCGCGAAGATGCTGTTCGCACTGTTCGCCGCAAGTCTGCTGGTGGGGTGCAAACACACCGAAGAGACCCTGACTGCCGCGACTGCTAGGCAGGCGAAGTGCGACTGGACTAGCAAGATCACCTATTCCAAGCGCGATACGGCGCCGACGATCGAGCAGATCCAGATTCACAATCGGTCTGGCCGCAACGTGAAGTGCTGGAAATGACGCAGGAGGAAGCGGAGGCCATCGCAACAAAGGCCGTCGTCGCTACCTTGGCTCGGTTCGGCATCGAGGACGGGGACCATAAGGAACTGGCCGCCGACTTCATGCACCTTCGCCGCTGGCGGAAGAGCGTAGAGCAGGCGCAGGGGTACACGTTCAAGGTCGTCATCACGACGATTGTTGGTGGCGTTCTCGGGGCCATCTGGCTCGGCTTACAAGCGATGCTGCATCGATGATCAAGGCAATGCTGATCGCGTTTGCGATCGCAACCATTGTTTGCGCCTTCATCGATCAGCCCATCAAGATCAAGCCAGTTCAAACTGATTACTGCGTCATTTCCTACCGGGCTGCCGCCAAGGACGAGCTCGGTGGGGTTCACATCGTCTGGACGAAAGGATGGGGGCTTTGCTCAGAATTAGACAGATACGAGGAAATTTAGCGCATGGGGCTGATCAGTCTGAAGTTCGTGGCAGCCTATTGCATCGTGGTAGCCGTCTTGTCGCTGGTGTGCTTTGCGCGGGAATGGTGGCTCTGGCGACAGGGCAAGTAGCCGCCCACGACCGCAACAAGCCCGGCCTAGACGACTGGTACAGATCGCTCCAGAGCGGCAAGGGGCCATGCTGCGGCGGCCCATCCGAAGACGCAACGCACCTTGACGAGCTTCAGTGGCGGTCGAAGGGTGACGGGTACGAGGTCTTTGTTGAGGGGCAATGGCTCGAGGTCCCGCCGCCGGCAATCGTTCCGGTGCCGAACAAGGATGGTCGCGCCTTGGTGTGGCTGTATCACTACGATGGGAAGCCGGTAGTGCGCTGCTTCCTGCCGGGGATGCTGACCTGAATGGGGGCAAAACTCCTATTTCTGGACATCGAAACCGCTCCCATCCTGATGACGTCGTGGTCGATGCGACCACCCTATGCCGGAGCGGTCTGGGTTGAACGTGACACCTTCATCCTCATGTTCTCCTACAAATGGGCGCACGAAAAGCAGGTCAAGACAGTCTGCCTTCCTGACTTTCCTCGCTATAAGCGCAGCAAACACGACGATAAGGATCTTTGCCGCGATCTTCATTCTCTCCTGGATGAAGCGGACCTTGTTTGCGCGCACAACGGCGACGCATTCGACATCAAGAAGATCAACAGCCGATTGATCGTCAACGGCTTCCAGCCGCCAAGCCCATACAAGACGATCGACACACTCAAGATCGCCCGCCGGGTCTTCAAGTTCGACAGCAACAAGCTGGACAATATCGGCCGGTATCTCGGGGAGGGGCGCAAGATCCCCAACACGGGAGCGGCGCTGTGGCGAGGCTGCGTCGAAGGCGATCTGAAGGCCTGGGCCACCATGCGGCGGTACGGCAAGCAGGATACGGCGCTGCTCGCCAACGCTTACGAGCGGCTGAAGTGCTGGGCGCCCAATCACCCGAACCTCAACCTCTATAAGGCTTATCAGGATAGGGTTGGATGCCCGACATGCGGAAGCACGAACACACAGCGTCGCGGCGTCGCGGTAAAGAAGGCGTACAAATACTATCGATTCCAGTGCAACGACTGCGGGTCGTGGTTCGAAGGCACGCGGGTCACGTGAGGCGCTATCACTTGGCCGACGACGAGCCCATGGCATTTGATGACTGTGATCTCCCCGACTGGCTGGTCGGGGGCGACTGATGACGAGGAAAGTCGTTCAGGTCGAAGACGGTGAGTGGGTCACGATCACATGGAAGAAACAGCGAGAGATGTGCTGCGGCTGCGGCCTTGAGCACGACGTTGATTATCGCGTTGAGGACGGGAAACTACAATTCCGGGCTGTTCAGCGCGGACGCAAGAGGACAAAATCTGAATGATGTCACCCGCGCTGGTGTGCTTCGTCGGCGTGATCTACGCCTACATCGCAGCCGAACAGTTCTACCTCGAAAATCCGTCGATGGGCGTAGTCTATGCCGGTTACGCTTTTTCGAATATTGGGTTATGGTGGCTCGTGAAATGATCACCTATTTCAAGTACGTTCCTCATGGCTTCGCGCACGTCTGGGAGGCGGCAGGTTGGATCAAGACACCGGCATTGAATGGGACGCATCACGACCACTACTCGGCGCTGATGCAGGCTGGCCCGAACTGCAAGCTGGACCAGGACGGAGAACCGATTTGCCCTCCACTGGAGACCGCAGCATAACGGTGGCTGCGGTCGGATGCGTAACCGTGGTTGATGGCGAGATCACGTTGATGCTGGGGCCGGGGGATCATTCCTGCCAGCGCTGGCGCCTTTCGGAAGGTCTCGCCGATAAGCTCGAGTTCGAGCTCGCTACCGCCAGGATGCGACGCCGCTAACCCACCCCACAAACACCCCTTCGCACTCGGCGTCAGTGAGACTGGCCGAGCGCTTTGTCATGCCATTGGAGATCTAAAACATGGGATTTGGAAAGCTGGGAGCCATGGGAAGGGGCTTTGGCCATCTCGGTTCCCTTGGGAGAGCGGCAGCCAGCACGCCAGCATGGGTTATGTCCGGCGCCAGCGCTGATGTGGACTTCGCCAACAACAGGGCGTGGGTTACGGGCCTAGGTGTGGTCTCGATCGCCTCATTGATCGCGATTTCGAGGGCGTCGAACGAGACTGACCTTCTCTGGACGTCTGCATCCGGGGCGTCCTACAACACGTTCGGGAATGACGCTCTGGCGCTGAATTCTGGCGGCCTCAACATCTATGGCGCCGCAACGAACCTTCTTCTGAACTCGACAGTGCCTGCCACTCAGACCGTCACGCTTTCCGCAACCGGCAATTACACCCTTTGGGTAAACGGCAGCGGTTCAGCCGCAATCGCGGCGGGCACGGCGACCATTACGGGTGCCGGAACTGCAACGAATGGCACTCCGGTCACGATCAACTGTACAGCCACGGGGACGGTTAATGTCACCGTCACAGGGTCTCTAAACGCCTTCCAACTGGAGTCGGGAACGTTTGGAACACCACTGATCATTACCGCTGGCGTGTCCGCCACGCGAGCCGCTGACAACATTACGCTCGGGACCACCCTGAACAATCTTTGGGTGAACCAGACGGCGGGCTGGGCTTCCATGCGGGCAAGCAGCCCGAACCAAGTCGTCAACATTCTTTCACGCCTTCTCGACACCAACTCAGGCGCGGCGCAATTCCAGATTTCCGGATCGGCAACCAATCGGGGGGCCGTGAACCGGAATTCTGCCAATGCGGTGACGACGGCAAACGCCTATACCGCCGGCACGACATTGCAGATGTCAGGCACATGGAGCGCGTCAGCCATGGCGATATCGCTCAATCAGGGTACCGTTGTCTCTGGAACGCCGGCTGCTTTCACATCGGGCACGACCAATCTTGGTAATCGCGCCGATCTCGCGAGGCCGTGGAGCGGAGCCATCCAGCGGCTTGTCCTGGGTAGCACCACGCTCTCGAACGCCGCTTTGCAAGCGCTGTCTCCGTGATCGATTATGTTTTACGGTTTGCGACTGAAACGGCTGCGAGAGCTGACTCGGTCGTTGGGGCTTATTTCGCGAATAGTGTTTGGAAGCGGGATACCGTCCTCCCTAATCCGAGAGTCCAGAACCTTCAGAATGGTGCGTTTGATCCCAATTGGTTCATAATCATAAGCCGGCCAACGGCTGACGCGTCGCTCTATTCGCATCCGAACTGCGTCATGGTGTCGAATTGGAATGCGCCGTCAGGATCATTCTGTGGCTTAACGTACCCCGGACAGTGTCGCATATCTCCTATCTTTACGCAGCGCGATCCGATTGAGCATGATAGTGCTAGTCTGATCGATGGCTGGGTGACGAAGTGGCAGGACAATTTCGCGAGCTTGTCACTGCGAACCGGGGGGTACTATAGCGGCAATACGACCGGCTATAACGACCCCTCAGCAAAAGGTACTTGGGCGCCGAACGGTCTGCACTACATGACCTCGCAGAACGCCTACGGCGATTTCGGCTATGGTGCATTCATCAACCCGAACTACAACTGGCAGGCCATCGACCCGACATTTCCTCCGCTTGGAATGATCGACATCACCGCAAGCGGATTGGTGCTCAAGGGCTCGGATCAATACCCGCTTGTTAGAGCCTCGCTGAACCAGGTGGCCGGGCAGGCGCCGTTCCTGTCGTCGCTAGTCTCGACAACGCAGAGCATGAAGATCGGCGTTCCGTATGCGCGCCGCGTGCGTTTTACGCTCAATTCCGCCGGGGCGTATGACTTCCCTGCCGTGTGGGGACTCGGCGACCGCTATAATGGTGATTTATCTAAACCACACTATGAGGTGGACGATTTCGAGCGTTTCGGTTCCAACTACAACAATAACACGTCTTCTCAGCACACCCACATCCACAACGGAACAAGCATGATCGATGCCGGTGGCAACTACGACACCGGAACGGTCCTGGCGGGTGGTGCAGAGATTGAAACGCTGGTGGTTCATCAGTCAGACTATATCTGGATGTTCACCAATGGTGCTCTCACGTATAAGAACCCCGTGCCGGCCGGGGCGGACGCGACGGACCTTCATCATGTGATCCTGAACATGGCAGTCGGGTTGTCGTGGGAGTCGTACCCTGCGGGGTCGATCGGGAGCCCATCCATCACCATCCGCAGCGTGGAGATCCTGGCGCCGTCATCGAACACGACAGGCATCTTTCCGGCAGCGCCTCCGGTCCCTGTGTTGACTTGGGGTGGAAGCTTCACGGGCGGTGCAATCCCGGCCTCGACGCCAAACGGAACCGTGGTGGCCACGCTAAGCGGCGCCGCTGGCGGCTACTCTGTGCTCGGTACGACAAAGCTTGCGGTCAGCGGGACCAGCCTGGTGACCGTTGGCGCGCTCTCGGCCGGCACGATTAACTTTTACATTCGAGGGACCGACGCAAGCGGTAATCCTGGCATCGCGCCGAAATTGACGGCGACGATTTCTTAGCCGATTCCCGTCGCCCTCATGGGCAGTCGGTCAGCGCATCGGCTGGCTTAACAGGGGGTGAGTACATAGAAGACCAAACGGCGACGATAAAGAGCAGCGTAATGCTCGTTACGGAACCCGCGAAAAAAGCGCACGCGAGCCAAATATAAAAAGACATCGAAAATGTCCCTTCAATTTAAAACGTTTTGAAGCGAAGATCGTATCGGAACTCAGTTCGCGGATAATTTCAAGTACAACCTTCGGTTATGCCACCCCACACTCAGGGGAAGAGACAGGCTAGTCGCAGTGATAGCTCGACCGGCTGACTTCGGCGCGTAGCCTGCGGTTCTCTTCCTCCAGCCGCTTGGCCTTCTCCTCGGCCAAAAGGGTGAAGCCGTTGGAGTTCTTGGCAATCGTGACCTGCGCCCGCAGGCTTGCGATCTCCTCGGCCGCATCGCTGAACTTGGCAAGCTCCAGCCTCAGACGACTGATTTCGATGGCGGCGCATTCGCGAAGGTTGACGCGGTCGCCGGCCGTAAGGCCGCATTGCTCAAAGTCCAACAGACGTTCAATGATGTCTCGTTCCGTGGGCGCTCTCATCTGGCTTAAGAGCTAACCGCCACCCACGCGCGCCACATCATGCCGGCGCCATACCCGAACGATACCGCGCCTGCGGCCACCAAGACAGATCCGATCATCCAGTTTCCAAATTCGGCCATGGCTTCACCCGCTATTTAGCTGCGTCAGGCTGATCTAGTCGCGCCAGGGCCTCAACTGCAATCTCCTGAGCGTATTTCGGGACGTTCTTTTCGCCGAGCGACTTGATGCGTCGGAGCGCGGTAACGGCAATATGGCAGCGCGCCGAAAGGCGTTCAATCGACTCGTAAGCTTCATCTAGTTCGGCCATGTGCTCACTGCTCATGTGTGCACGGCAAGCGTGCCGGCTACGGACAGGTAGTTGACGCAGCCGTCAACGATCAGCGGGGCGTACAGAAACTGTCCATTGCGCCGGATCTCAAGTCGGCCGTCACGCTCAGTTGCCTCGCCTCCGCGGTTCTCCACCATCCGTTTTGCCATATGAACCGGCAGCACGGTCATTCCCCACGGGTGGCTCATTGCCGCTCTCCATTCGGATGCGGCAGCCAGCCGTCCGAGTTAAAGAATGGTTCAAGTTCGATCCAGCGATGAACGATGGTATCGTTGAAGTCGAGCAGGTCCGCCAGTCGCTCACCGAGGCCGGGAAGGGACTTCACGCGCCAGCGGTTGCTCTCTGGCGTCCAACGGCACAACTCGATTGAGGCCATGCTAGAGGCTGTCCAGAGAATAAACCAGCGGCCATCTCGTGGCGCCGTCTTGATCGGCTTCCACTCGACCTTGATGTCGCGTTCGTACATTGGAGGTCCTTCATCTTTCAGGTGAGTCGAAGTAGCTTGCGCCACCACGATGGTCCGGGGCCATTCAGGTAAGCCTTGCGCTCGTCAACCATCCGGCGGAAGTGCTCCTCTTTCAACTCGGCAATTGCCTTCTGTTCGATCTCATCGGAGTCGAACCAGAAGCCGATGGGCGGCTGTTCTCTCATCTTCAATCTCTTGTCATGTTGGACAGCCTACCGCGACCCACTCGCGGTAAGCCTTTTTGCCGTGCTTCAGGATGTAGGCACTGTGAGCCATCGGGAGCGGCTTCTTGCTGATGGACTGAAGGTGGCGCTGATAGCGCGTAAGAGTCCACCACATCGGGTTTGCTGCCATATAGGCAGCCCACTCGTCCGGCATCATGTCGCCCTTAATGCTATTGCAGCGCAGGCAGGCCGGGACACGGTTTTCCTTCGTATCCAAGCCGCCACGGCCAAGGGGCACGACATGGTCATCCGTCCGCGTCAGCGGATCGTTGAGCCGCACCAGTCGCGCCGGCCGGGTCTCGCGTTTGCAATAGGTGCACTGCATGACTCAGTCTTCCAATGTACGTCAGGCTGTTGGCCGCTTCAACGCGGCTTCGCAGCGTTTGCATTTCTTCCACGTCCCGACGTCACGCAGCGCTGCCACTTTGACCGACCACACGCCGCACGCCGCATCGGCCCACGATAGTTCGTCGCGGACGTAGTAGTGGGCGCTACCCCACTTTCCAATCCGAACCGCCCATCCGCTTTGGAAGCGCTCTATTGGCCCGCCTGACATCATTTTTGTCTAGCTCCTGAACGTCAGTTTGTTTCTCGCCGTTGGGATCGTGGGTGACGGTTACGAAGGCGATCTTCGCGAATCCGCCACGGTTGTCGGACGCGGCCCTGAACATATCCTCAATGCTCTCGTCGTCGGCCCAGGACGGAACAGGGAGGCGCGCGTAGCGCTCTAACCATGCGACCATGGCGCCCCTCGGGGTTGGAGAAATGGTGCCATAGGCGATGCGCGTATCGCGCTCGATGCAGGCATATGCTCCGCTGCTGATCATTTGCTTCTTCGCTCCAATCTCCGTTTAAAGGCAGAACTCCCCTTGAGGAGTTCCGAGCGCAAATTGCCCTTGGCACATGCGCGGTCTCTCACTTCCTATATGTGCGGCTGTCTGCTCAACAATGGGTGTGCGAGGGAAGAAGTACGCAGCCACCTTCACATCTGGAAGTGTCCACGCATCGAGAGCAGCACCCCCTGGTGGGCTCAGCGGCTTTGCCTGCCTCGTAGCGGCCAAGACTTTTCCCAACCTGCCTGCCGTGCCCGTAGCCCCAATACCAGCCCATGCCAAAGCTGACGGACGCAGCGATTAGAAATAGGACGTAGGTCATTTCTCTCTCCTTCAAAAATCAGACTAAGACTGATCGGTCATCAGTGCGCCTCACACATTCCAGATGCGAGCTGCTATGTCGCCGGCCAGTAGACTGAGCCATCACGCTCGCGATCTCCAGGCACCCCGCATTTACGGCATTTGACCTCAGTGTCTGACATCGACTCGACTTCCTTCCAATCGTGATCGCAATGATCCCACAGCGGAGAGGGTGGATAGTCCGGATTACGGTGATCTGGCATATGCTCAACTTTCATGTGCGCCAGACTGTTTGCCAGCCGACATATGCCCCGCGAAAGATGCAGCCGAATCCGGCGGCGAACGAAGCCAACATCGCGCCAGGTCCAACCCATTGCCAGAAGGCGAGTAGTGCGATTGGGGCTGCTAGCGTAAAAATAAAGCCGGCACCGAGCCACAGAAACATTGGCGTGAAGTCTTCGTCGCCCGGCATCCTAGTCTCTCTCATTGCCGCTCTCCATCTTGTCCGCGTATCGCCGAGCCAAATCCAGCAGCCCGACATGGGCTGCTGGGATGCTTAGCCGGGCGACCCGTTCTTCAGCCGTACAGACCGTCTGACCTCTAACCTTCATGGTTCGGCGCCTTCGGTAAGGGCATCCAGTGGGTGGGCTGGTCGAGCTCGTACCACTCATAGGAAACATTCTCCCATGAGCCGCGGTCGGCACCTCCAGGAACTATGTGCCGTACCCACCACCAGACGTGCTGCCCGTCCGCCTTAGAGTAGCCGAGGATTCGGCCCTGCTTCGGCGCCGTTTCGATCGGCTTCCACTCGCTCACAGCGCCACCTCCGTCTTGGCGTTCGATATATTTAGATATCATCCGACGTGCTGGCATCGGACCGTCGTAGGGCGGTGCTTTCACAGCGCCACCTCCGTCTTGGCGGCCACCCGGACGCGGGGGCGGAGGATGGCGTCCTGACGGGCCTTGAAGGCGGGCGTCGAGCCTTCCCGTTCCATGCCCATACGGAGGGCGAGCTGCATGCGCCGGGTCTCGTTGTGCTCGCGACGGAGGGCGCAGTCGAGCCGGTAGTGCAGGCCGCCAGAAGGTGCGGGTGCCTGCGAAAATTCTCGATTGGCTTCAAAGGTAGTCATTCGCCCTCACTTTCTGGTAAGTGATTGGGCGGTAAGGAGGATTTTACTTCTGCCTCCCCCACCAGCC